GTCCACACTTCATTCAAACCCGTACTATCCGCAGCCGATTTCTTCACGCGCACCTTGATGGTGCTTGTGTCTATCTTGTCGTTTGGTATAAGCAGCACAGATGCAGTCTTCTTCGCGGGATCGTAGACATAACTCATGCGCCTAAGAGTTCCTTCATACACCTCAATATCTTCAAAACTCTGCGTGGCGGTGTTTGCGTACACAGTATCAAGCAGCACGAATCGGTACTGCGTTCCTGCAAGATCGGTTCCCACGAATTCCGAGCCACGCGCCAAGTAGGTGCTTTCAGAAGCACCTGATGTGGCTACGGTAAGCACTGCCTTGGCTGCACGGCGAGAAGTGGGAACATATCCAAGAGTCTTGGCGTGAGAAACCACGGACGGGCGCAGCACTGCGCTGTCCAAGAACATTTCATTAGCCACCATGTTGGCGTAGAAGGCTTGATAGTGCGTGTTGTACGCCAGCACATCCAACACCGTAGACAGCACCGATCCATCAAAGTTGTAGTCTTTCAGGGTATCCTGCGATTGCAGAAAGGCTTGAAGTGATGCTTTTGCATCATCAAAATCAAGTCCAATGATGTTGAAACTGTTTGTGTTAGCCATCAGCGTACCCATTCTAGCACAACCGTTATCTTGTCTGTTTTACCTATTCCCAACACGGAATACTCCACATTGACGGTGTATTGATTTTGATCTGGATCTGCAATCACATCAACAAACACATTTTCAACACGGGGTTCATGTCGGTTCAGTGTGAGCAGAATGCGATCACGAATCTCCATTGTGGTGATTGCGTCAATGGGTTCAAACAGCAGGGCACGAAGTGATCCACCGATGGTTGGCTGAAACAGCCGCTCACCGAAAGCAGTAGCCATCAGATTCCGCAGCGACTGCCGTATAGCCGAGTCATCCCGAAGAGTCAACAGGTCGTTGGTCTTTGGATTACGGGTAAAGTTCGGATCTATATCCGAAAATACCGGCTTGGTGCTGTTGCTGTTGATCCGTAATGCCATTACTTGGTTTCTGCTTTGTACGATATGTGGGTGTTTATGTTGTAGACGCTATCGGATATTACCCGTTCCAAGTTTGCCTGCGATATGCCTTCTGCCTCAATATCATCCAACTGTTCCTCTGAACACCAGTGGCAGCACACAAAACCAAGAGGAGTCAACCCGTCCAAACATCGCAAAGGAGTAATACTAAAGTAATCTACGCTATTTATCTCAAGTCCAGAACGAAATGCGGAGGGCGGAAGACTGCTTACTGAAATAATCTTGCTAGCAGACTCGTCCATGACCCGAATGATATCCACATACCGCGTAAGCAGCACATCCTGTGATTCCAGAATCATGCTTGTGACTCCACCCACACACGATTCATGGGTCACGGAGAACCGCTTGATGGAGGTGCCGTCTGCAAAAGAGCCGCCGTTGTGAAACTGAAACACAAGGCAACGAGAAGCGCGAATCGTGACACGCAGTTCGGTAAGCAGTTCGTGTATCTGACTGTGCCGATGCACAAACTTTTGCTCTTTGGCTTTTACGGTTCTGATTGAAATATTTTTCTTGCGAATCACGCCTGCGATTCCCAATCCTAAGCCAACAAGAAAAACGCCCACGGCTTCACCAACAGATTGCAGGTGGTCTTTGGCAGTATTCAAATATTCGGTTATTCCGCTCATCGTGTGCTTGTGCCTCCACCCACACCGCCCAGTCCAGCACCCTCAACGGTACTGATGAATTCGGGACTGATGAGATTTGCGTTCATTGTGCCGCCGAGTTTAAAGCACGGATCGGTGCTGGCTTGGTTGACCAGATTCATAAGGGAACTGATATCGCTGTACTTGCGAATGAAATCAATAGCCTGCTGTTGCATTCCTGCTGCCTGATTGATGACTTCATTCAGTTTGTTGTTTACATCGTCCATTGCCTTGAACGCTTCGTCCAAACCTGATTGCAGATTCTTGACTGCATTGGCTAGATCCGTGCCTGCGCCATCGCTGAACTTGTTCAGTACTTTTTCAAGATCCACATTGGCATTGACAGCGTAGTCAATACGGAATTTTCCGTTTTCATTCACCACATTTAGTCCCACTCCAACATCAAGTCCCTCAATACCCAGCGCACACGCAAGATCCGCGTACAGTCCAAGAGAACTAATAATGCTTGTGAGTCCACGAACAGTTGTGAATTTATTGCACTCGTTTTCAAAAGCGTTCACAATGGTCTTTTGACTGTCCACTGCGGTCTTGATACGAGTCAGTGATGGAAGTGCGGTTCCAAGCAGCCCATTTGGATCAGTAACTGTATTGTTGGCAGCACCAATAAGACCTCCTAGTCTCTGACCATTTGCTCCACCAAGTTGTCGTGCAATACCGATAGCCGCTGCATTGGGATTCTTCAGCATATCTTTGGTAAGCCCAAAGTTAAAAACACCCTTCTCACCATCGGTGACAGTATTCTTGCATGGACACTCTTGTGGTTGTTCGTCTGCCATAGATTAGCCTATAAAAAAAGTTCCTGATCCCGTTGGAGTGTGACCACAACTTGCCTGACTGGCGGTGGTGCATACGGGTCTTCCCCCAACAACAAAATTTGGATTTCCCTGTATCATGGTTGCGTTGTCGTGTTCGTTGTTTCCGTGATCCTGTACAGGATTTCCTTCTAGAGAAACAGAAAATCCATCAACGAAAAAGTACGGGTTGCCTTCAAGTATCATGCCGCCCGCAGTATCTATGTTGGCTCGACAAACTCCTGATCCAGCCATCAGTAGGTTCCCCCATCCACAGGACCGTTGGGTGACGGATCTTCATAGAACGATAGCAAATCAAATCCCGAATTATCCTCTTCAGGAATGTATCCAGATGTCTGACTAACATTGCACACATAAAACTTGCCGTTACGCTTTACAACATCTCCGTACACATACACTGTGTATTGAGATGATCCTTCAATGTATTTGCGATGCAAGCCACGGTAGTTCATCATCCACCGCCCTTCACATCAACGCGCTTGGGTTTCAATACAGGCTTGCCTGAATTCACTTCAATTCGCTTGCCCTGCTGCATCACCATGACATTGCTGTCTGTGATGAACGAGATGGTGCGTCCCGAGAATCCAATGTCGCCGTCTGCGTAGAACTCAATGGTTTTGCCTGAAGCCTTGAGACTGCCTTCAATCTGAAGATTCACATTATCGTTTGCAAGAATATTGGTGCTGCCGTTGATCTGAATGTTGCCACCGCCGTTGATGGTGAGATTGATAGCCCCGTCAACAACCAAGTTCAAGCCTTCTTTTCCTGAAATGTGGATCTTCTTGTTGCCGTGAACGATTTCGTAATCGTCACCCACGATGCGCTGCACGCGAGTGCCGTTTGGATTGTCTTTCCAACCATTTCCCACTTCGCTGAATGTTCCCGATTTATGGAACTGATGCACCCTTTCGGCTTTCGGAGTATCGTCAAACTCTTCTATATGACCGCTCTCGGTGTAGCGAACATGATTCTTGGGATACTGTGCTGCATACGGTGTGGGTGGTTCTGCCCAAATGAATCCTCCTGCCATGTCAGGAGTGCTGAACACTTCTTTGTCTACACTGCTCGTCTTGTATGCCGCGATGGTGTAGTTCATCTGATCGGCATCATTGTTTCGGGCTAGGCGATTGGTGTCTTGTTCGCCAACAGCAGAAACTCCGATGGGAAACTTCTTGGCTTGTATGTCAGCGGGCTTGGCAGGATACTTTCCAGACGGGCTTGCAAATCCTTTGGTGGTGTCTGCTTCTTTCATGGGAACGCCACCAAACGATCCAATCATCACCGGATCTTGTCCCTCGTCACCGTCACGGAAAAACCCAAACACATGGGAACCGGCTAGCAGTCCCGTGGGAGAAGTACCAATACCCGAAACCGCAGCACTAGTGATGGGCTGCATGGGATACGCCCACGGCAGAGCAGCCGTTGGCAGTTCAGTCTTGTCGTCTGTGTGAAAACCGTACACACGAACACGGCAGCGTCCAAGGAACAGCGGATCGGCGGTGTCTTCCACCACACCGTGCCACCACACAAACCCTTCTCGTCCTAGAAATCCCTTCATTACACCCCCATGCAGTTCCGTGAAAGTTCAAGTTTGCAACTGTACGCCGTACCGATTGTGTGCTTCACACTCGTAACCAAATACTCTCCGCTCAAGTTCTTGTCGTCCATGTCGGTCAGTACTGCAACATCGGACTGCGGCTTTGGAACCTTGATACGCACCACATCGCCCACCCGCCGTCTGCTGTCCCCAAATATCTCAATCACGATCTTCTGTGTCATAAATGCGTTCATGTGGTACTTGCGCTTGAGATAGACCGACTCTACCTTTGAGTTGTCTACAATCCCATTAGATTTACTGTGTATAGTATATGATGTTGACGGCAAATACGAATACGCCGCGCCACGATCAAACATCCGTCTGGATTCAGGATCCGCTGTCCGGAAGTGCGGTTCTGTTCCCAATTTCTTTATGTTGTCAAAAATCGCTGGCTCAAACAGATCGGTTACCCGCTGCTCCTTACGCACCAAATCGTGAACCACCAAACGCGAAGACACTATGCCGTTCATTATGTTGTTGGCAGCATCAAAACGGCTCATCTCTTCAAGCCGTTGAATTTTGTGATATCGGGACGGCAACGAACTCTTGAATCCTAGATTTTGCAGTTGCCCTTCAGCAATACCCACGTTTGCAGTAGTGTGCAGATAGGTGATGGGATTTGCTGAACCGTGATCTATGATAGACGACAGACTTGCAAATCTGTGACCGTCTAATGTTTCGTAAAACAGAAACGGACTGTACTCGTTTCCTGTTTTGGCATACGCTTTTGCGGTAAGCCAGTTTATGGCTTTGAACGGGGTATACGCAGACGGCAGCACAAATGAATAATTGTCCTTGGTTGGTTCAATCTGCAATCGGTCTTTCCACACACCTTCAGGAAAGTGTTTCTTGAAAATCCCGCCAACCATATCAGACACAGTTCCCGACATGGCGTATCCACAATAATCCGAAAAATTGAAGTATCCGCCTTCGCTCATCAGGTGCAACACATACTGTTGAGTTTTTCCTGTGTCCGAAATCTGCTGTGCGTCTAGTTTGTAAACCCGAAACAGTAGTTGAACAGGCGAAAACGAATTGATATCAGACTTGAATGAAATCTCTATCTTCTCGTGTCCAACAATAGGAAATCGCTCTGGAAAGTTGAAAGCGTCTTCTATGTGCAGTTTAGCCGACAGATACGGAGAGAAAATGTCTTCATAGATTTCAATGTACCGAAACAGATTTGTCAGGTCTATCTCTTTACCATTTATCAATGAATACATGACAAACTTATCAAGTTTGTGGTTTCCGGCTGAAAGTATTGAATTGCCGTGATCAGACATTTTATACCCTCAGCAGTGCTTCAAGTTCCGTGAGTGCTTCACGCTTATATCGCGGATGTAGAATTTTTATGGTGCGTTTATCATCGTTGATAGAATTTTCATATGTGTAGTTAGAAACAGCATATGTGGTCACATCCGCACCAGAAACACCCATGTATTTGCCGATGTATGTTTCCCAAAAATCTACTGTTTCCGAACCTTCATAATCCAATCCAACCGTTGTAATAGGATATTCATTCTCCTTGGAACCAATCACACCACCAACCACAGAATAACTGCCTGTTTGCTGACTCAGCGGATCCACCGTGAACTTGTCGTTGGCAGCACTTATTCCACCATCAAAAGCAATTTCAAAATGGTGAACTGCCATGTAGGACGGTTCTATCTTTTTGATGTTGACCGAATACGAACTGCCGCCAGATACACCAATGGTGGCAGATCCTGTTGCAAAATCGGTACCGTCAATGGTGAGTTTGCACAGATTGGGATCGTAGTCTTTTATGGCAGTAGAGCGACCGCCTTGTGACAGAGTGCTTCCGCTCTGCACACTGGTCTGATAGAAAAATCCATCAGAGGTGTTGGTGATGTACACGGTATATCCGCCGTGCTTGTTCTGCACATAATCTTCTATGGCAGAGCCTGACTTGTACCATCCGTGATAAGGATCAATAATGTTGTTGGTCATCAGCACCAACCAGTGGAAAGACGCATCTCCGTACACACGCTCCGCAATGTGTTCCGGACGCTCTCCGTCCTTTACGCTGTACTCTACGAACGCACCGTCACTGCCCTTGATGTCATCACTGAGCGCAACCCGCCGAAGCATATTTGCAACAAACACATAGCGAAAGGTGTCGCCATCGCGGACAGGATACTGCAAAATAGGAAACTTTGAGAAGTACGGCATTAGTATCCCTTGTCTACGGTTTCGCGGGTGAGGATACCCATTTCGGTGAAGTTGAGCGTCATGGTAATAGCAGTGGGTGAGTTGTCAACAAAGGTGCTGAACAGAGAATTGGGGGTGTAGTCCACCGATACGGAAGTGAGTGAGCAGCGACCAATGCGCGGCAAATACTCGTTCTCCACAAATCCTGCTTGATTCATGTTGGGATTGGACGACAGGAATCGCACTTCAAATTCCGCAGGAACACGAAGAATGATCTGCACATCTGACTCTTTTTCTCCACCCAACTGCCCGTCCCGAGCAGGGTGGGCGTGGTATCGGAATGTCTCAATGATGTCCCGTATGGACTGCACTTCCGTCTGATTTCGTGGATAGAATTCCCAACTGAATGAGAAGTTTCGGAAATCTTTTTGCTTGAACAATTTTTCAAGACGAGGATTCACCACTTTTCCCCGAGCAGCAGCAGCCACTCCTTCAGACCCAAGCAAACCTGCTAGTTTTTGTACGCCAACTTCAAGCCCCTGAACAGCCGTGTCAGCAGGAGAACCTAAAGCATTAAACATGGCTTTAACGCCCTTGCCTTCAACATCCTCGTAAGTAAACGAGTCTTCGTTGTTTACACGGTTGCAGAACGGCAGATAGATGGAAATCATCTGATCGTACACCGCTTCATTGGTGTACTTCTTTGCTAGTGCAACAGTACTTGCTGCCACTGCCGATCCTACTGCCGCGCCACCTGCCGCGGCAGGCACCGCTCCCACACCACCAAATACCATGCCTGCTGCACCACCACCTGCACCACCAACAACAGCACCCGTTTCCGCAGCGTCAATCACACTTGCTTCCGCCACTGTTGTGGTGATTCGGTCTTGCACTTGAAGCCGCTCGGTTTCGTCCATTCCCACACGACCAGCACCATTGTTCAGTTCTGCTTCAATGCTAGACATACGAGACTGTTCTGAAGTAATGGTCTGCTCCAAAACCTGCCGTGCCTTGTCAGGATTGTTTTGCAACATGGTTGCCATGCTCTCGTTGGTGTTGGGATCAACCACCTTGAGCATATTTGGATCATTCATCATTTCCTGCAATGCAGCAATTTTTTCATCACTCAGGGGTGTGCTGTACAGTGACTGCGGATCCAATCCACCACCACTAATAAGACTTGCCAATGTTTTGAGATTGCCAATATTTTTGGCAGATTCCATTTTGGCATTGGTCAAAGACTCGCGGAGATCCTTGGCTTCCCATCTCCAAAAGGCTTTGAACTGCATGACATGGGGAACCTGCGCGTTACCCAAATCCACCGGATACCGCAAGACCGAAGGCTTGCTCCGCGATCCGCGCTTCAGTTTAGGGGTTGATTCCAGACTTTGCAGCACGGGATCACCCGCTTGTTCAGGAAACGCGGTTCCCGTGAATCGCCCCGAACCAAAGCGGTTGGTAGACACAAACGGCTTCCCGTTTGATGTGAATGCAGGGTTAATCAGGGATTGTGGAATTTGTGACATGGGTATTCCTTTGAAGAACGGCTACATATTTATGTATGGCATACAAAGGTATTTTTCAACCACAGAATCCCACCAAATACATGGGCGATCCCACCAAGATCACATACCGAAGTATGTGGGAGCGCAAGTTTATGAAGTACTGCGACAGCAGTTCAAATGTCCTGCGTTGGGCATCCGAAGAGGTTGTGATTCCGTACATGAGTCCCATCGACCACAAACCCCACCGCTACTTTGTAGACTTCTTGGTTGAGGTACGCACACCCGAAGGCATCAAGACTTGGCTTGTGGAGATCAAACCCAAGAAGCAGTGCCGCGAACCCGAAAAGCGAAAAAAGATTACCCGAGGGTATATTACCGAAGTAAAGACATGGGTCACCAATAAAGGCAAATGGGATGCTGCCAAACGGGTGTCTGATGCCAAGGGATGGGAATTCAAAATATTAACCGAAGACGACTTGTTCAAGAAGAAACCATGATAGACGAACAAAAACAAAAAACCGATCTTCAAGAACTACTCAAAGAAACCACCGTGGCATTGGGTGGAACTGATCAGACTTACATTCAGTTTGTTCAAATGCTGAATGAATACAATCAATTAAGCATACCAAGTCGCCTCTTGCCGGGCTGCTTGGTGTTTTTCAAATACAAGCCCATCAGCGAATCTTTTATTTCTCGGAATACATATTATGATTCGTTTCCCCTTGTTCTGATTACTGATGTGTATCGGGGCGGATTTGAGGGGGTGAATCTACACTTCATTGCTCCTCAATACAGAAAAGCCTTGTTTGATGCGGTGATGCGTGGGCTACCCACCATCAAGGCAACCGAGGAGTGGAGAACACGACTGCGAGTGGATTATGATCGGTTGGAAGCACGGAGAATCTTCAAGTATTACAAGCCGTGCTACCGAAGGTATCTGTGGAAAGGCATGAAACGAAGACCAGCACTTGTGCCTTTTCAATTATGGGAAGACATGGTGAACGGAAATTCATACAAGTTCGTAGGGGCAAAGCCCGTAATCGTATACCGAGACAGCCGAAACGCAGTAATCCGCGGGGGAAGATAAATGGCACTAGTACCGTCAAACATCAACGAAATGATAGAATCAATCAGGCGGTCTGACGTTGCGTACAGCAATCGCTACGAACTGATGTTTGGTATTCCAAGCGTGTTTCCAACAGGCAATCCAGCGGAACTAAAGAACCTCACAGTTCGTTGTGATTCGGTTACTGTTCCTGGTCGTGGATTTTCAACCACACCGTATCGCTTTTACGGTCCTGCTCGTAATATGCCGTATGAACCCATGTACAGCGGAGAGATAAACATCTCCGTGATTCTATCTGCGGATTTGCGTGAACGCAAGTTTTTTGAAGACTGGATGAACTTTGTGTGCAGCCGCGACAACTTCAAGTTCGGCTACTATGACGATTACATCACCGATTTGGAAATAACGGTATTCGGCAAGGACGAAGCCCCCACCCACAAATTCTTTGTGGAAGAAGTGTATCCCAAGTCTATTGGTGATTTGCAGATGGGATACGACAAAGACAACGACTATCTGCGCCAAGACATAACCCTGTCGTTCCGCAAGTACACACCACAGTATATTGGTATGCCTGCCTCCAAACCCGCTCCAAACGGTGGTGCTGCTTCTTTCTTGAGTCCAACCAGCAGCAAAATATACAACATGGGCGCAGGAGCAGGCAACGATCCGCAACAGTGGAAATCCCCAACTAAAACCCCAAGTTAAACGCCTAAATAGAAATTGATTATATTGCTCTAAAAGAACTACCGTCCCCCGAAAAAACATAAGGATTACCATGCCGCGATTGAATTTAGTGAATTCTACCTTACCTCAGTATTCTATGACTCTGCCCATCTCAGGTATCGTCGCCAAATTTAGACCGTTTATTGTAAAGGAGGAAAAGATCCTTCTTATAGCATTGCAGTCCAAAAATTTGAATCAGATTAACGATGCAATGCGAAATATCATATTGGCGTGTACAAATAATCTGATAGATACTCGCCGTCTTTGTGCAGCAGATGCTGAATACGCATTCTTGCAGATTCGGGGAAAGAGTATAGGGGAAGAAGTAAAACCACAAGTAATCTGTGGCAACTGCTCCAAGTCCACTAGTATAAAAATTAAACTTGATGAAGTCGCCGTAAAGCAAACAGTCAAACCTAAAGTTGATCCAAACATAAAGATCACAGATGATGTAACCATTATTCTGCGGTATCCGTCTATCCACGATATTGACTACAACAAAAATGAAGTAGAGATTGCGTTCACATTAGCCAAGCGATGCGTGGACGGAATCATCATGGGCGATCAAGTGCATCAGCACAGCGACATTGATCCACAGGAATTGTCCGATTTCATTGACAATATGCTGCCAGATCAGTTTGCTCAGATCATGGAGTTCATGCAGAGCATTCCCGAACTGTACTACTCTTTCAAATATACCTGTCCCAACTGTCAGGAACCCGTGTTGGTTGAGTTGAAAAGTGTGTCTGATTTTTTTCAATAGCCCTCTGCCACAATGATTTGAGGGCGTATTTTGAACTAAATTTCATGCTCATGGAGAACCACAAGTACTCATTGGCAGAAATAGAGGACATGATACCTTGGGAAAGAGAGGTATACATACAAATACTACTTTCTCATTTGAAAAAAGAGAATGAACAGGCAAGCGGCAGAAAACCATTGTGACCCATTTATAATGATATAGAGGGAGTCCTATGGAAACCAATAACGATATTTCAGCAGATCCAGAACTTCAATTTGCTCAGAACGATCTACAAGTCGCTGAGAAGACTATTGCTGCACTGAAGAACGGAAGAAATATTCGTGGTGAATTTGTATCCAAAAAAGATTTACCTGCTGCAAAAAAAGCAGCAAAGAAAGCACTCGATTCTGCATTAACTCGTATAGCAAAGATAGAGCAGAAAACCCTAATAGCCTCGGCAAAGTCTAAGGTTAAAGCAGAAGCAGAAGCAAAAAAATTGCAAAGGGCTGCTGAACAGCAAACCGCCAAAGCACAAAAAGAACAAGCGGCTGCGGCAGCAAAATCTCAAAGGGCTGCTGAACAGCAAACCGCCAAAGCACAAAAAGAACAAGCGGCTGCGGCAGCAAAAGCGCAGAAACAACAAGACCGTGACGCTGCACGAGTAGCGGAAACAGTAAGCACATCATCAACTGCTACTGCCACAATGGATCCTCCGAAATCTGTAGAAAAAACAGAAAAAAATATATCCACTAAGATTGGTCTGCTTGAATCATTAAAAGCGCAACGACAGGCTCAAGGATACAAGAGTGATGAACTTGAAGATTATATTATTGGGACAAGCAAGCAGCAGGGAGTTCGTTCCACTGTTGAAGACTATATTCGAGAAAATAGAGATAAATTCAACCAAGACGATCCTGCTGGTGCTGCTGCATATCAGTTAATGGAAGAAACTGTAGCATTGTCGGAAGCCTCATTGGATGCTTCTCACGAAGAAGCAAAGCGTATCTACGCTGAACTTAATTTCATTAGAGAACTTGCAAAAAAGACACAGGGAGATCAGGGCGAAATTGCCAAAAAGTTGCAGGAGATTATTGCTCCTGTAGAAGCCCAACTAAAGAAAAAGTCATCATTCAAAGCATTTTTGATGGAAAAGGCTTCGGACTTCAAGAAAACCATTCCCGAAAGAATTGCATCAAAGATTCCTGTTGTTGGAGGACTACTCGGAGATTTCTTACAGCAAAAGCGCGTATCACGGGAAAAGATGGAACGCTATACGGGTGGATTGCAGAAACAAATTTCTAGAAGAGGAAGACGAGGCGAAGGTCTTGACATAAGTTCACCAAGCGCACCAAAAGGACAAGGATTCTCTGATATAGGAGGAACTCCTGCCGCTGATATTCCTGGAATGTTTGCGTCTTATGGATCACCACAATCATCTACTGCTGCAACAGGAATTAATTCCACTCTTGGAGAACTGCTCAAAGAGGTTTCCGAAATACGAAAACTGCTGCAAAACAAATTTGCACCAGAAAGCGATACCGCAGAACTAACAAAACGAGAATCCGAACTAGAAGGAAAAAAAGATTCTAAAGATTCTGAAGAAGGAGAATCTAAAAAGGGTTCAGGAATATTATCCAAGGGATTCAAGGCTATTTCAAAACTGTTTGGATTTGGGGATGGACAGGCATCACTTGCTAAAACAGCGGCATCTGCTGCAACATCTACTGTTATGGATACTGCTATGGATGTAGGCAAAGAAGCATTAAAGATAGGGGCAGGTGGCGCGGTTGCTGGAGGTGCATACGCAGGGGGAAGCGCGTTACTAGGAGGAGGAGCAGCAGCAGGAGGAGCAGCAGCAGCAGGAGGAGCAGCAGCAGCAGGAGGAGCAGCAGCAGCAGGAGGAGCAGCAGCAGCAGGAGGAGCA